AGCGCCGATTTACACACAAGGAGAATTTTCGATGCCGGATGATACAAGACTCGGGAAACTAAAATGGCTCGTGGTAAGGCTGGAACAGGATATGCAGCTGTGCGAGATCAAGGAGCTTGCGGCATTGGCAAGGCAATACAGAGAAGCCCTGAAAGAGATTGAGGAGATAGAAGGAGCTGAACAGAATGACGACGACATCTCGGAGATCTTATCAGAGCGGGCGGCTGCTGGGAAGTCAGGAGCCGTGCGTTAGGATCGCGCCTGCTTACAACGAGACCGACGGGCTCGATGCAGAGCGGATCCTGAGGAGCGGGAAGCTGATACTCGACCCGTGGCAAGGTTTAGTGCTTTGCGACTGGATGGCGATTGACAACGGCAAGTGGATTTGCCGCACTTGCGGAGGCAGTGTTCCGAGACAGAATGGGAAGACAGGTCTTGTTGAGGCGAGAGCCGAAGCGGGCATGATCATGTATAACGAGCAGGTAATATATACCGCTCACCTACAGAAAACAGCGACGGAGACATTCGAGGAAATGGCTTCGTTTTTTGATACACCGAAACTGCGGAACTATCTGAAAGACATCAAGACCGCGCTCGGTCGTGAACAGATAATCCTGAAGACAGGCGCGAGGGTAAAGTTCCTCGCAAGGACCCGAAACGGAGGACGAGGTCAGCATGGCGATTTGCTGATATTCGATGAGGCACAGGAACTGTCGGTAGAAGCCCAGGCTTCATTCATACCGGCAATATCCGCAAGTCTGAACCCACAGACGGTATACGCAGGTACACCTCCGGATCCATCGTCGGACGGGACGGTATTCAGGGGCATCCGCGACAAGGCTATCAACGGCAAGACACAGAATACAGCATGGTTCGAGTATTCGGTGGACGAGATCGGAGATGTAACGAACCGCGACAGATGGGCAGAAACGAACCCAGCTCTCGGAAGGCGAATACTTTCGACAACCATCGAGGGCGAGCTCGAACAGATGCCGGCGGACACATTCGCCCGGGAACGGCTCGGATGGTGGACACCGGTGGTAAAGCACGAACTTGATTATGCCATCGACAAAGACATCTGGGAGGCTTGCAAATCGACAGAGCCGAAACCCGAGGGAAAGACGGCCTACGGTATCAAGTTCTCTGCTGATGGCTCGACCGTCGCGCTTTGCGGTGCGGTCATTCCTGAAGACGGGCCTGCGAGGATCTCGCTCATAGAACTGAGACCTACAGGGCACGGCATTGGGTGGCTCGCCGATTGGCTGAATGAGCGGTACAGAAAAGCGTCCTGCGTAGTCATAGACGGACGCAACGGAGTCGATGTACTCGTGGAGCGCATCGCGGATACATGGCGGGTGAAAGGCTCGGTAATCAGACCGACAAGCAAGGACATGATAGCGGCAACAAGCACGCTGACCAATGCACTGAACGAGAAGTCGGTCACGTGGTTCCATCAGCAGGAGACGCTGAACGACAGCGCAATAACATCGGTAAAACGCTCACTCGGCGGTGGGTGGTGCTTCGGCGGGGACAATTCGGCTCCGATCGAGGCGGCATCACTTGCGTTGTGGGGAGCGCAAAATAGTAAGCGAAATCCTAACAAGGTAATGAGGATAGGGTAAATGATTATATCTATTGCACCTGAAAAGGTAATCGGACTTGGAGAGGCAGAGCAGGTAATGCTTCAGAAACTGCTCACAGTCTATTCAAACGCAACAATCAAGAACGAGCAGAAAGACAGATACTACGAGGGCAAGATCTCGCTGGGCGAGGTCAATCTCGGCATTGCACTCCCACAGGGGATGCGTGGTCTCGAGATCGGCTGTGCCTGGGGCGCGAAGACTGTCGATGTGCTTGCCGGTCGCTCGATGTTCGATGGCTTCGTCGGAGAGAACGGCGAAGAGGTCGATGAGCTGACGGACATCATCAGAGACAACAACCTTCTCGCGGAATATCCGAAAACATGCCGCGATGAGCTGAAGATCGGATGCTCGTTTGCGACACTTTCGGCAGATGACAAGATTCGCTGCCGTATAAGGTTCCACTCTGCAAAGTCGGCTGCTGCTATATGGGACGGAGAGAAGGGCCGCATCGCTTACGGATTCGCCATAACTGACACGGCACCGAGCAACGACCTGAACATATGGACCCCGTCGGCTATGAACCTGTACACGGATGATGCGATATGGGTCCTCAGGCGTGACGGACAGATATGGTACGCAGAGAGGCATCCGCACAGAATGGGCAGGCCTCTGATGGTTCCGTTCATATGGAACCCGACAAGCGCGAAGCCATTCGGACAGTCACGCATCAAGGAGCCTATCAGAAGACTCATTCAGGGATATGTCCGCACGATAGCCAATGCGACAATCGGACTTGAGTTCAGCACCGCACCGCAGAAGTATCTGCTCGGTGTAACTGATGATCAGTACGATGTCATCGTTAATCAGAAGTTCAAACAGTATGTCGGCAACATCCTCGCATCGACAGTCAATCCTGAGACGGGCGAAAAGCCGACATTCGGGCAACTTCAGCAGGGAAGCATTTCTCCTCACGTTGAGATGCTGAGGATACTTGCGACACAGTTCAGCGCGGCTTCGGGTCTGACTGTAACAGACACCGGCGTGGTCAATGATGCAAACCCGACAAGTTCAGATGCTATTCTGGCACAGTCGCAGACGCTTGTCAGCATGGCTGAACAACTCAACGAGGGCAACGGCGATTCACTGAGGCTTATCGGCATGATGGCACTGGCTATCGCAAACAACACCACTCTCGATGAGCTTACCGACACGCAGAAGAACATCGTCGCACACTTCAAGAACCCTGCGATGCCATCCGTAGCGGTAACGGCTGACGCAGCGATTAAGATCGCATCGGCCCGTCCTGAGTTTGCTGGAACAGATACGTTCCTTGAGATGATTGGATTCGACCAGGCGGATATAAGACGCATCAAGGCACAGGAACAGAGAGAGCGAGGACTTCAGGTTCTTGCTGAGATAGGTGAGTAATGGCACGAATCACAACAAGGTCGTGGAACAATTACATCGGCATACTCCGCAGGGTGAGCGAGCGAGCGTCCAACGAAATGCGGGCGATGATAATGAAGCTGAGCAATCAGTATAACGAGGGCCTTATCACATATGAGGAATACGAGGACGCAGCTATCGACTATGCTTATGCGCTTGCGCAAAAGTACGGCGAGGCGGCAGGAGCGGCGGCCTGCGAAATGTATGACGCTATCGCGAGCCTTCAAGGTGCTAACGTGCCTCCTGCAGTGCCAGCGGCGACAGCCACGATGGACGAGACGGCAAGAGCGGTAGTCGGTACGATGAAGACCGGCAACGTAAACATTGTCGCAGATGCGACAGGCAGACTCGTAAAACTTGTCGGCGTGGACACCATGCAGCAGAACGCGCTTCGAGACGGAGCAGAGTGGGCATGGATCCCGATGGGTGATACTTGCGCGTTTTGTCTGACCCTTGCATCGAGAGGGTGGCAACACGCATCGAAGAAGGCACTAAGAAATGGACACGCGGAACACGTTCACGCTAATTGCGATTGCACTTATGCAGTGCGGTTCGACAACAGTCTCGATGTGGAAGGGTATGACCCACAGAAGTATCGCGATATGTACTACGGCGCGGACGGGAATAGCCCTGAGGCGCGAATAAACGCCATGAGACGCGAGTTCTACGCAAAGAACAAGGAAACTATCAACGCGCAGAAACGGAGCGCATACGCAAAGCGAGTGGAACGGAATAGTTCCGCCGCTGAAGAAATCAACGTTGATTAGAGGACCGGGAACGGTCCTTTTTTCATATACAAATTGCCCGGCAGGGCGTAAAGCAGTGCAACCGAACGAGAAGCGACCTCGTAGAAAAGCGTATCGGAGAAAGGAACCAATATGAAACGCACAGACATCACAAGCCTCTTCCCGGAGGCGACCGACGAACAAATCAATGCGCTGATGACGATCAACGGAAACGACATCAACAACGCAAAGAAGGGAGTCGATGAACTTCAGGCATCTCTCAAGGATGCACAGTCAAAACTCGCAAGCGTGGAGAACAACAGCACGGCACTTCAGGAGGCCATCGACAGAGCGAACGGCCTGCAGTCAGAACTTGACACGATGAAGGCCGCTGAAACACTTCGCGTCACGAGAGAAGAGGTAGCGAGGTCGGTCGGCGTACCGGCTCACTTGCTGACCGCTGAGACAAAGGAAGACTGCGAGGCACAGGCAAAATCGATTCTTGAATTTGCAAAGCCGAGCAAATACCCAAGCGTCCCGGATGGCGGCGAGCCTATTGGCAACCCACAGAAAGCAACGCGCGATCAGTTCGCAGAATATTTCAATCAAGTTTTATAAAGGAGAATAAAAATGGCAGGAGTACCAACCAACAGAACTAACATTTCACTTCCACCAGAAGTAGCTGCTGAGATCCTCGCAAAGACACAGGATGCTTCCGCAGTAATGAGCCTTGCAAGACAGATCAATCTGCCGGGCAGAGGCGTATCCATCCCGGTTATCACAGCAGACCCTGAAGCTGCATGGGTAGGCGAAACAGCTGCAAAGCCTGTTGCTAATCCTACACTCAGCACAAAGGTCATGGAGCCTTATAAGCTCGCAGTAATCGTTCCATTCTCGAACGAGTTCAGAAGAGACGCAGCTGCTCTGTATGACGAACTCGTCAGAAGACTGCCTCTCGCACTCGCTCAGAAGTTCGATGCAACAGTAGTCGGCGCTGTTCAGGCACCTGGAAGCAACTTCGACACATTCGCTGCTGCAACAGCACAGAACATCTCGAATCCTAATACATACGCAAGCCTCGTTGCTGCTGATGCTGACATCGCAACACACGGCGGCATCATGAACGGTATCGCACTCTCCCCACAGGGCAAGAGCGTACTGCTCGGAGCTGTTGACGGAGACAGCAGGCCGCTGTTCATCAACAACGTATCTGAGGGCGCTGTTCCGATGGTTCTCGGAGCAAAGACAGTTCTCAACAAGGGCGTTTATGATGGCACAAACCATGTTGTCGGTATTGCCGGTGACTGGAGCCAGGCTATGTACGGAACAGTTGAAGGCGTAAAGATCGACTACTCAGCTGACGCAACACTCACAAGTGGTAACACAACAATCAACCTGTTCCAGCAGAACATGTTCGCAGTAAGAGCAGAAATCGAGATCGGATTCCGCGCCGATGTTGATTGCTTCAACAGACTGACTGTTACTCCGTAATGGTCAAGATGATCAACAAGCACTTCGGCAATGAAATGCTTGTCGCGGAAAGCAGGGTAGAGGAATATGTGTCGGCTGGTCACAAGCTGGCCGACACACCTAAAGCCGAAAACAAGCCGAAGGGCAAAGCAAAATCAGCGAAGAAAACAAAGTGAGGTGGCGGTATGGCATATGCAACAATCAGCGATATTCAGTCTCGCATGACGAGATCTATGTCGGAAGCAGAGCGGGTTGTCTGCTCGAATTTGTTGGATGATGCCGCAGTCATTATCGATGCTTACAACTCGGAGGCCGATGCAGAGGTCAAGAACGTCGTATCGGTGCGCATGGTAACAAGGGCGATCGGAGACGGGACCAATGCAGGCATCCCGATGGGTGCGACTCAGGGGAGCATGTCAGCTCTCGGATATTCGCAGAGCTGGACGATCGGCTCCGGATCTGCGGGCGAACTTTATCTCGGCAAACTCGAGAAGAAGCTCCTCGGATGCGGTAACAGCATCGGCTCTTACAGCCCGGTCGAAGCACTCGTCCCGACGGAGGTCACGATATGAGAGGCATGACGATCACACTGTATGACAGGGTGGAAACAGGCAAAGACGCACTGAACCATCCGATCTACACGGAGACACCTGTCGCGGTCGACAACGTGCTCATTGCTCCATCGTCAGTGGTCGAGGTCCTTGACCCGAATAATCTGAACGGACGCAGAGGCGATTATGTCATGGCGATCCCTAAAGGCGATGCGCACGATTGGACATCGGGTAAGAAAGTCAGTTTCCTCGGAAAAGACTGGAGAATCATCGAAATGCCTGAAGAGGGCATTGAATGGCTGATCCCTCTCGATTGGAACAAAAAAGTAAGGGTGGAGAGATATGAGCAAGGCTAAGTTCGAACTGAATCTGCAGGGCCTTAATCAGCTGATGAAAGGTCCCGAGATACAGGCAATGCTGCAATCGAAGGGCGACGAAGTGGCATCACGAGCACGGTCAATGTGTCCTAAAGGCGAGTATCAGACCCGCACGGTCACAGGTAATTACATTGACCGT